ATGGTGGATGCAATCGGTCAATGAAATGGTGTCCACGCCATCAAATGTGTCAATCCTACCGCACCCGATGTCAATGCCTTGTCCTTTGATGTAGGTGTCATAAAACCCGGATGCGAGTCTGCGTTGGTGTGCCTTTGCTGTTTCAGCCATATTTCTGTTTTATTATCTGTGTCAGGTTCATTATTGTCCAAGCACCAAACCCATTGTCACCTGTCGGGATGACGTTGTGAGCAGTCGGGCAGATTTCAACAACACGTGGATGCTTCATTACTTCTGCTATTGCATAGGCCATTGACTGGTTGCCGACAAATAACTCACAGCCCTTGATGATGCCGCACAACTCCGCAAAGTCTTTGACTTCGATGTGAGAAATGTCGGGCAGCTTGGCCGAAATGATGCGGTATTCATCGGGCAGTCCCACGAATGAAATTCTGTCCTGATACCTGCGCAGGATTGAATAATCAAATGTAGGGTTGTGGTAACGGGTTGTCCTATTCAGGATCATTTTATTGCTGCCTATCGTGGCAACATCAAAAGCAATCGGCTCGGCAAGGTTGCAAGTCAGTTCGGGATAGATATGAAAATACCACTGCGAGATGTGGCCCGTGTAATTGTGAAACTTCCTGAATAGGTTAAAATTATAATCGGTTTTGACTGCTTCATCCGTGATTGTGCATTTGCCTATAAAGTCCGTAGACATCAAAAGTGGCAAAAGCATTTCAGCCATTTGATTATTCATCTGCACCTTGCCCATTGGATGATTGAAACTATACTGGGCAGGAACATTTACCTGTAAATACAGATGCACTTTGTCATTGTGCAACCGGGATGCTGCTCTCATTGCTGGTAGTGCATAAATCAAATCCCCTGCGTTACCGCCATGAATAATACTAACCATTGAGTGCTTCCCTATATAGTTTTTTCAGTGCATCAAACATACAACTGCGACACGCTGGGAACGGTTGGCCGTACAACTGCCTGTGTACCTCGTTCAGTTTGGCATAGTACCCAGCTTCAAGCGCATACGTTCCCGTTTTATTTATTCGGTCAATGTGTGGTTTCAAGTCAAGGCAAAGACTGCGCTGTTCAGGTGTCATATACGAGTCATTATAAAGTAACAAACACAGGGTAAAACAACCCCCATAGCGATGCCAGTCAATGTGATTTCAATTAGTGTCATAGGTATCGGTCAATTAAGGCCCCAAAGATAGCACATAATGCACCATAAATTATACCATACAATCCAAATTCAACGGTAAACCATACCAGCCCTGTCCACCACGATAGGCAGAAACCGCACTCAAATGGTTTAATTGTCTTGCGGTAACGGCTGTCCAGCGCATAGACAAATGAAATCATCGGGGGAAAGAAGTACCGGGAAAGCAGAACGCACAATGCGGCCACTCCCAAAATGTCAGTCATCGTATTCATTGTATTTTTCTTTTATCTGGGTTTTTATTGCGTTGATTATTTGGCTGATCTCCCGGTAATTGATTTTCGTTTCCCGGGCCATCAATGCCATGCTTTGTTTGTCTTCCCATAGCTGCCATAGTTTAACCACATACCATTCGGAACGGTTAAAGTGGTTTGCCACCTCTTTGAAGTTTACAGATTGCACCGCTTCCTGTTTTTTACGCAGGTGGGTTTCATCGTAGTCCTCGGATTCCTCATCGTATTCATCCGGTAGCGGATCCATTGACCGGATAAAATCCCGGTAAAACTTTGTGTATCTGTTGCCGTTTACCGCATTGCAACCCACACGGACAAGGTAGTAAACCAGTCCATTGCTTTGGTGCAGTTGTATAAGGCGGTCGGCATCCATTTCACAGCAGATTAGCAAAAGGTGTTGTTGTAGGTCGGCAGCGACATGGCTTCCAATTTTATTACAGAAGTCAGGCAGCCATTTGGAATTGGCAAGTTCAATCAGTATCTCTGTGCGCCTGTTCAAGTTTAAGTGCGTGAACTTTTTTTAGCCAATCTTTGAATGACTTGTTATCGCCATACCGGGCATGGTCTTTTCTGCATAGGGCCATCAGGTTTTCAATCACATCAGCGTGTTTGCTTCCACCCATCCCCCGGGCTTCGATGTGGTGAATGTCCACAGCTTGTGCGCCACACACCTCGCAAGGGATGAAATCGGTTTTGTCATATCCGAAATGGTCAAGGTAGACTTTGGTGTGTTTTTTCACGACAATTCTATTTCCTGATAATCAAAATAGTTGATTAAATAATGTTCATCGTTTTTGATTTGCTGAAAAGGATGGTTTTTTACCCAATCATTATAAACGGATAATTCTAATTGATAATTGCATTGTTCTTCAATTCTACTTAAAACAGACTCATAATCACAAATATCCTGATTAGCTTCTTCTGTAAATTTGTATGCATCCTGTTCTGTTTTAAAAACGGCATAATTTACAATCATTTGGTGACTATGATCATAGCCGGTTACGATATAGATATTTTTCATGGCACAAAGTTTATTCGTAAAAGGTCGATATTTTTATATTGTGGATAACTTTGATAAAAATAATTATTGCAAGTATAGAAAACTATATTACATTTGCAGCATGGAAAACACAAAAACACCTTTTGAAATGGGCTATGAGGCCTGTCAGCAATTCAACTACTGGGGAACAAATGGAGAAAATCCTTTTGAACTGAACTCCGATGACTTCAAAGAATGGGAAAAGGGATGGCAATGGTACATCACCCAGACGATTGAATGGGAACGTGACGAGCAAAGCGACATTGATTACCACGAAAATCAACAATATTGTAACGAATAATTTGGAAATCTAAAATCTTTGTTATATAATTGCATATCGGAATAACAGGATTAGACCCCCTGCCGAGAATACAGAGCAATGAACAATCACATAACTAACACCCACGCAAGTAAAAGGTCGGCTATCTCTGGGCCGGGTCTAACCTTTGAAAGTGTGGGTGTTTTTTTTATGAATATTTACAAACCCACACCATTACCAGTCGCATATTGTGACGAGCAAATCGCAGAGTTAGAACTGCGCAAAGAGTATGAAAATTACAGGCGAGAAAACAAGGTCATCACGTTATTACAATGTGAGTACCTGTGGATGAAACTTGACCTGCAAATCATCTATTACAACCAGTGTAAAAAATTAACCCTTAAACAAAATAACCATGCCTAAAAGAACCGTATTTATTGACAAAACAGACCCATTGAAAGAACTTACACCAGCACGTTCAGGTGATAACAAGTTTTTTGCTTTGATATTTTATGATAAAAATAAGAACCAAAGTTTTGTCATTGAACTTGAAAAATCTGCTGCCATAGAATTTTTGGCAGAATGTGAAATAAGAATTAAAAAACTTGACGATGAGTAATGGATGGATTAAGATACACCGTAAAATGATGGAACATTGGATTTATCAAAATAGCCATTACTTTCATTGGTGGACAGATTTACTTATGAATGCAAACTTTGAAGATAAGAAGATACTTATCAAAGGAAATTTGTATGACTGCAAACGTGGTCAAAGTCTTTATTCATTGGACACTTGGGCTAAACGGTGGAAGGTAGATAAAAGCAAGGTTCGTAGGTTTTTACAACTGCTTCAAAATGATGGCATGATTGTAATTGAAAACGTTTCAGTTTCGACACGGCTAACTATCTGTAAATATGAATGTTACCAAGACGAGCGAAACGCAGATGAAACGGAAGTGAAACGCAAACGAAACGCAGATGAAACGCAGATGACACCAACTAAAGAATTAAAGAAAGATAAGAATGAAAAGAATGAAAAGAATATATATCGTAAAATTTTGCATTTGGAAATCACAAGGGCAGAAGTTGACAAGCTAATTGCTGATGGCTATACCATTGACCAAATTGATGACATTCTGGACAGGGCAGAAAACTGGAAAGGCATTGCAAACAAAAGGTCACTATATCTTACCGCAAAAAATTGGCTATCTGCTGACATAAAGAAAATCACAGCAGAAGTTTACCGAACACCAAAAGAAAACTTTTTACAATGATAGAGCAACAAATACTCGGAACGTGGTTGCAAGGTAAGCAGCTGGATTTAACCGCAACGGTACGCAGTGAATGGTTCACCGTACCAAAATACCGCACCCTATGTTTGACCATTCAGGCGATGTACCTTAACAACGAGCATATTGACAACGTGGCTGTGGTAATGAAGCACCGTGACATGGCAATGGACATCGCAGGGTTAAATAACCACTACACAGGTGAGGGCATTACCCGATTGGTGGCAATGTTGCATCAGGAATATATCCGTAAAACTCTTATTGAGAGCATGACAAATCAAGTAAAATTCATGCAGGATGGTGGGGATATTATGGAAAGTATCAGCAGCACTCAAAAAATGATTGATGAAATACAACTGAACGAAAGCGGACAAGCTGTTGACCTGATCACTCTACTTGGTGACCGCTTCGATAACTTGGAGAAACGAAGCAAATCCGAAATCAAAACTATTGGACTACCAACTGGCTTCACAAAACTTGACAAGTACATTGGTGGTTTTGTTCCCGGTGAAAATGTGGTGGTGGCAGGTCGGCCCGGCATGGGTAAGACAGCATTCGCAGTCAGCATCGGGATTGCTCATGCAAAGCTGGGGGGCAGGGTTATAATGTTCAGCATGGAGATGAGCAAAGAACAACTTGCTGACCGCATACTTTCATCTTTGGGCCGGGTGGACAACCTAAAAGTCCGCAACGCTGATGTCAATGAATTTGAACTTGAAAACATTGCCCGTGAATTACTGCTGATTGATTACAAATTTCAAATCGAAGACAGCACAATGCTGGACATAGCCCAAATCAAAACCCGAATAAAAACCATGAAGGTAAAACCAACGCTGGTAATCATTGATTATATGCAGTTGGTTAAAAGCACCGGGGGCAAAAATCGTGAGCAGGAAATAGCAAACATATCCCGGCAATGCAAACTGATAGCCAAAGAATGCGGATGCACAGTGATGCCATTGTCGCAGTTAAACCGGGGAACAGAGGAAGGAAACAGCCGCCCAAAATTGGCAAACCTACGGGAGTCTGGTGCCATAGAACAGGATGCGGACACGGTGTTATTTCCGTACAGACCTGATTATTATGAAGCGCAAAAGAATGGAGGCAACCCACCTGAACTTGAAAACGCTGAACTGATTATCAGCAAGTGCCGGAATGGGATGACCGGAACGCTTCAATGTAATTTTATGGGTAAAACGGTAGAATATATTTTCTAAATATAAATAATTAAACTATATTTGCACCATGCGACACGGCAGTTTATTTTCAGGCATCGGGGGTTTTGATCTTGCAGCCGAATGGATGGGGTGGGAGAATGTGTTCCATTGCGAGTGGATGGAATTTCCACGCAAAGTATTGGAATACTACTGGCCGGAAGCAGACAGCCACATTGACATTTGTAAAACTGATTTCAAAAAATATGCAAACAGAATTGATATTCTCACAGGGGGATTTCCCTGCCAACCATTTTCACTCGCAGGAAAGCGAAAGGGAACAGATGATGAACGCTACTTGTGGGGCGAAATGCTACGAGCAATACAAGAGATTAAGCCCACATGGGTCATCGCAGAAAATGTCTTTGGTATCGTCAATATTGATGGGGGATTGGTATTCGAGCAGGTGTGCCTTGACTTGGAAGCTCAAGGGTACGAAGTTCAACCGTTTATTATTCCAGCTGCGGCCAAAAACGCACCGCACCGAAGAGATAGATGCTGGTTTGTTGCTAAAAACACCAACAAAAATGGATGGAGAAGTGAGCAGTGGAAAGAAAAATCCGACAAGCGGAAACAGCGGAACTCTTGCACAGGAGATAATGAGTGGATATACTCCAACAATGGTGAAACTTGGAATGCTACCGACACCAACGGTTATGGATCAAACCAATGCAACGGCAACGATGAAGTCAACACAAGTGAAGGAAGGATCAATGCACTCGGTAACGCTGAACAGGGCAATGTCAATGGGAATGCTACCGACACCAAATGCATTCGATTGGAACATAGCAAGGAAGCCGGAAACATTCGAGAAGGCAAAACAAAGACACAAAGAAAAAGGAGTGAATTTACAAAATCCTTTAAAACAAATGGCAGCAAATATCCAAAACAACAATGGTACAATTTCCCAACTCAATCCCCGATTTGTGGCGGAGATGATGGGCTTCCCACCGAACTGGACGGAATTACCTTTCCAAAGTGGCGAAACGAAAGCATCAAAGGATATGGGAATGCCATAGTTCCACAAATCGCATACGAACTTTTTAAAATAATAGAACATGAGAATAAAAATCAAAGCACCACAGCACAACAGCCGGACAACATTTCGTCAAAGTGAAATTGACCGCATGAAAGAAGTAATCAGGCACCAGCAAATCCGCATCAGGGAATTGGAAACCGTGCTAAAAGTACAGGACATTGACAAAGATGATGAGCATATCAAGGCCACACACCTTGCAATCAGGTCTGTATTTCCGTACTATCAGCCCGAATTTATCAAGGTGAAAGCCCGTAAACGTGAGGTATTGGAATTGCGGCAGATATTCATTTGGATTTTGCGGCATAAAACTTCGTTATCGTTGAAGAAAATCGGTCAATTATGCGGTGGCCGTGACCACTCCACAATGATACACAGCATTGAAACGGTGGACAACCTGATGACTTTTGACAAATCATTTGCCCGGAAGGTGGAAGCGGTGAAAAATGCTTATCAAAACTTTGCAGAACAGATTTAAATAACTATATTTGCACCATGTTAATACTCGATATATGTTTAAGTGACCTGCCCAGTGAGGCAATTACTACCGCCAAGAACGGAAAGAAGTACATCAAGCTCGTATGTGCTGAAAGAAAGACCGAAGGAAAGTTCGGAGAAACCCATTACATTGCCCTGTCGCAAACCAAAGAAGAACGGGAAGCGAAGAAACCTGCAACCTATGTGGGGGGTGCTAAAAATGTAAGTTACAAAAATGTAACATCCGAGCCGAAAGTAAGTGCAACCGCAACCGATGATTTGCCTTTCTGATGCAGCAGGAAATAGTTGAAACCTGCAATCGTATTTGTGATATGTTGATTGCTAAAAATGAAAAGT